TCTTCAGTATCGTTCGCTGTATACTTAGCAACAAGATTATCACTTTCTTTTAAAAGGACGTCAGTGACGTCACTTTCATTTAAAGTAATTGACGTCAAATTTGTATTCAATGAGCCCTGACACGGCGCAGTGGAGTCTTCTCCACATTGATCTATTTCAAATATTCGGTCTTCCGACCACGAGAGATGATCAATCTCACGTAATGTTTCTTCATAAGTTTTTATGTCTTTCAAATTAAAAATATGTATAAATTTATTATACCACTCTTCACTATGAAATGCTAATTCTCTCCTAGCTTGATCTAAAACAGCATGACTCCAGGTTGGATCATGTGAATCTGTAAAGGCCAACATTTTACCAATAGAAGCTAATTCCAAACATCCAACATAACGATTCAAAGTTTTATTAAAACATGCTCTTCGTTTTAGGAATAAAGTTTGGGTTACTTTCTTTGCAATAATTTCTGTTTCCTCTTTACGAGCTGGAGTAATAGGCATGTGAATCCATTTGGAAAACTGCATTATGGCCTCATGGCTATATATGCTAATAAATTTCCGATGCACAGCTTTTAAATTATCATCTCCATAATTACCAAGAGCAACAAATTGAAAGAAAGGCATATGAACAGAATAAAGTTTAACAAAATCAGTAGCATATGGTTTTGAAGACTTAATATGTATTAAGAAATAAAATTGAACAATTTCAATTAAACATTCACAAATACAATTAATCAACGCTGTTGCCCAAACTCCACTAGGAATTTTATCATTAAAAATAAACACATCTTCTCCAAAAATAACAATATATTGCAACATCGATTGCAATACTAATTTTAATCGTTTTCTATCACGTTCATTATTCTTAAAATGATTAGATTGTAATGCTAACCACCAAACAATGTGTATAGCATATCGTAACATGATTAACAATTTATCATATTTAGAAAAATCAGAATCTATCCAAATGGCATCATCTTCCAGAGAATCATCTGATGATGAGACATGATTAAACATATCTCGTAAAAATTCATCAAATTCTGGACCAAGAGCATTCATACCAATTTTGGGAAACAACTTACGTCTATGAGAGGTAAATAATTCCAAGAGTGGACCTAGATAAATTCTACATAAAAGTAAGAACTCACAATTTCCAGCAAAGAAAATACGTGAAAACTTACCTTTCTTAATTATTTCATCTTTAATAGAAGTTGTTGAAATATTTAATGGAGACTTACCTTCATCTAATTTATTAATAAGATGAGACATTCTATCACTAAACCATTTCTTCAACATTGGTTTCTCATAACTACCACAAAAGAGATCATCTTTAGTGATAATTCCAAAAGGAAAACCAACAGCAGACTTTCTATTAATAGGATTTGTTAATCTAGTACCTTTTAAAGCTTGATCCATAGTCATTGGAGTCCATTTATGCAGATCTTCGCCTAATTCCTTAAGCAAATATTTATATAAAATATCACTTGCACTCCAAGCAACACTATCATCAATAAAATGTCCAGTGCTATTCATTTGTCTAGCACAA